ATACCTGCATCTGCAGCACCCATCATACCACCTGTAACACCTGCACCCGAATTCATTGCCTCAGCGGCTGGTCCTCCAAGTGAACCTAAAGCTACACCTTCATATTGAAAATTATCAGCTACTTGTAATGCTATAGGTAAATATAAAGAGACTTTATTTTTTGGTATGGGTTCTATTTTAGTAGCACTTGCAGCTTGTACATTAGCAACTGTTTCTTTTAGTGCATGTGCAACTTTTCCTGTTATATCATTACTTGTATTGGTTGTTTTAAAGGTAAAATCTATCGTGGGTGGTGTAACTTGTATTGCTTGAAAAGTTATACGAGATTTTAAACGTCCACGAGCACCAAGATCTTGAGGAAATTGAAAAGGACCTCCAGCATCTGCAGAAAAACGACCAGATGAAGCAGTCACCACACCAGCACCCGATGAACCACCTGTATAATATGCCATATTTTAACCTATTTTAAATTTATAAATAATTTAAAGATATTTATATAAAAATTATGGCATATTCGGGTAAATTTAAAATTAAGAATTACAATAAATATAAAGGTGATTTTGATAATATTATCTATCGATCACTTTGGGAAAAATCTGTATTTCAATGGTGTGATAATAATCCAAGTGTAAAAGCATGGGCTTCAGAGGAAATAATAATACCATATTATTATGAAGCAGATAAAAGATACCATAAATATTTTCCAGATGTTAAAATAGTATTAGAAAATAAAACTCTTTTAGTAGAAATTAAACCAGAAAAGGAAACTGCACCTCCAACTGGTCCGAAACGAACTAAAAAGTATATTACCGAGGGATTTACTTATGTAAAAAATATGAATAAATGGGAAGCAGCCGAAAATTTCTGTAAAGATCGTGGTTGGGAATTTCAAATATGGACAGAAAAAACATTACAGGAAATGGGATTAATGCATAAACCTGTACCAGGTAAATTAAAACCTTTAAAACGTTTGCGTCCTTATAGTAGAAAACGCAAGAAATAGATATAAATACAAATATGGCTAAAGAAAGTAGTTTATTTAGAAATTTAGAAATAGAGGCATTTCGTGCTGGTATAACACCGCGTACCAAAAAATCTATTGAATGGTTTCGTGATAAAGCTAGAGAATTGTTTCGTGGAAGAAGAATGAAAGATAGGCAAAAAATATTTGATGATGATGCTTTAATTCAAAAAAGTAGTCCAAAAGTTGATAGTCCTATAGGTAATATGTATATGTATTTTTATGATGCAAAACATAAAGCTACATTACCATATTATGATGGATTTCCACTTATATTAATGTTAGGCCCAGCATCTAATGGATTTATGGGATTAAATTTACATTATTTACCACCTGTATTAAGAGCAAAAGTTTTAGATGCAGTATTAGCTAAAAGTGGTGGAGTACCAAAACAATATATAAACCCTGCAAGAAAACATTATTTATTTAATCACGTTAAAAGTAAGTTTGCTTTAGTAGAAAAACCTGAATGGGAAATAGCTACATTTTTACCAATGGCAGATTGGAGAGGTGCTTCATCTGATAAAGTTTATAAAGATTCTAGGAAAATGTTATGACAGCATCAATAGATACCATTAAAGCGGCAATAAGTTCTCAAGGTGGTTTAGCCAAAGGTAATAAATTTCTTGTTGAATTACCAAATATTGGCGGTTCAATGAGAGCTATGAATACTTTGTGTAATAGTGCTAATATGCCAGGTAAACAAATTACGACTGTTGATCGTAGAATTGGTATGGAATTTGAAAAAATTGCATATGGTTATGCAGTTGATGATGTAACAATGACATTTTATATGCCAAATAGTTATTTACCCAAAAAATATTTTGATACTTGGAGATCTATTATAATAAATGAAAATAGTCAAGTAGCTGCATATAAATCTAGTTATGCAAGACCTATTAGAATACATCAGTTAAGACAAACTTTACCCAGTAATGCAAAAAATATTAAGGTTGGTCTATTGAATTTAAAAATACCAGGCGTAAATGATATATTAAATACATTTGCATCCAAAAAAGATATTAATATAACTACTTCTGCATATACAGTTGAATTAATAGATGCCTTTCCAACTACATTAGGTCAAGTAGAATTAAATAATCAACCAGATGCACTAGTACAAATGAATGTGCAAATATCATATACAAATTGGAGAAGAGTTAAATCTTCTCAAATATCATTTAAATTATAGGAGTATGAAATAAAATTATGGCTTTACCTAAATTAAATAATTCACCAAGATATGAATTGAAAATACCTTCATCTAATAAAACAATTAGATACAGACCTTTTCTCATGAAAGAAGAAAAGAATCTTTTAATTGCTATGGAGAGTAAAAATACCAAAACAATATTTGGAACTTTATTAGACACAATTAATGCGTGTGTAGAAGATGATAATATTAACGATAATACATTAACTTCGTTTGATGTAGAATATATGTTTTTACAAATGCGGGCCAAAAGTGTTGGAGAGACTGCAAAGGTAGGAGCATCTTGTACAAGTTGCGAAAAAACTGAAGAGATACAAGTTAAATTAGACGATATTAAAATTAATATGCCTGATGTTAATAAAGTTATAGATCTGGATGGCAGTATAAAATTAGAAGTAGATTGGCCTGCATTTAAAGATATTATTAAAACAGAAATCGAAACAGAAGAAGTTTCTGCAGAACAAGTATTTAAAATAATGAAATATTGTTTTAAATCAATAATAACTGAAGAAGAAAAAATTAATTTAAAAGAAGTACCCGAAAGTGAATTAAATGAATTTATAGATTCAATGGATGCTAAACAGTTTGGTAAAATACGAGAATTTGTTGAATTAATACCCAAATTAGAACATACAGTTAATTTTACTTGTGAATGTGGACACGAAAACGAATTGGTGGTGGAGGGTGTAGCAAATTTTTTATCCTAACTCTATCTCATGAAACCCTAGATAATTTCTATAGAATGAATTTTAATTTGATGCATCACTGGAATTATTCATTAACTGAGATAGAGAATATGATACCATTTGAAAGGGAAATATATTTAACATTATTAGAACAACATTTGAAGGAAGAGAAACTAAGGCAAGAGACAGAAAATGGCAGATGATAATTTTAAAAATGTAGTATCACAACTTAAAAAGAACAGTGATAAAAACACTGATGTTTTAAATAAACAGTCTACTATATTAACAGAAACTGGTAAACAGATTAGTCTATTAAATGCTAATATGAAGCAATTACTATTAGCTCTGAGAATGAGTAAAATGGATGATCTCGAAAGTAAACGTGAAGCCAGAAAAGGTACCGATCCAGCTAAAATTGGTAGTGGAAAATCAACTGGTGGTTTATCTGGTTTAGGTGGAATGGGTAAAGTTTTAGCTGGTCTTATAGCCGGTCTTGGAGCTATAGGTGCAGGTCTTATGGGTTTGAGAGGTTGGGAATTAAAAGCTTTAAAGAATATTAAATCTATTGGTAATGTTTTAAAAGCATTAATACCTATAGGATTAGCAGATAAAATACTTGGAGCTTTTACACCAAAAGGTTATGACACTTTTAGTAGTTATTTTTTAGCTAAAATTAAAAATTTAAGATTATCTGCTTTAAAAGCATTTGGTTTTGATATAACATTAAAAGGATTTAATAAACCGGATAGTGGTTTTAAAACTCCTTTAAGAACTCAATTAGTTGATAAAGTAAATGATATGTTTAAAGGTATTTTAAGATCATTTGGTTTAGCTAGAAAAGCTAGTGGTGCTTTATATTGGTTACCAACAACGGCGGGGCCTCCTGGTTCAGGTGGTAGAATAGTAAGTGGCGCACGATTTGCTGGATTGGGTGCTCGAGCAGTAAAAGCTATGGACGATATATTAGGTCCAATATCTAGATTTGTTACATCTACTACATCATGGATTGGTGGAAAGGGTGCTGGTATGTTTAAATTTTTAAGAACTTGGGGTCTAGCACCAGCAGTTGCAGGCATGGCAAAAGTTGCTGGACCTGTGGGTGGTGTTCTTAAATCTGCTGGTGGTTTATTTGGTAAAATATTATGGCCAATTGGTGTTATTATAAGTTTATTTGATGGAATAAAAGCTTTTAGAGAATCCAAGGGAGGTACATTTGAAAAAATTATGGCAGGAGTTTTTGGTTTTATAGGAGATTTTTTAGGAGCACCTTTAAATTTACTTAAAAAATTAATAGTAGGTGCTTTTGAAATGATGGGTATAGGGTATGATCCAGAAACTGGTGAATTTAGTGATTGGTTAAAATGGTTAAAAAAATTTGATATAGAAGCTTCTATTAAAGCTATTCCAAATTTAATAATGAAAATATTTGATGGAATTAAAGCTTTTCTTGCAGATCCAATTGGAGTTGGAAAACAAGTATTACAAAGTATTACTGGTGTAATGAAAGATATGTTTATAGGAATTATGCAATGGATTGTTAGTACAATACCAGGTATGGGTAGTGTAATACCAATTCCAGATTGGTTAAAAACTGATGCACAAAAACAGTTATCAGCTTTGAAAGATCAACTGACTACTGGTGAAAATCAGATGAAAGATTTTGCATTCCAATTTGGAGCAGACCATGGCTTTCAAGGTGAATTTCATAAAGATAAGTTAGACGCGTCAATGATGAAACAAGCAAATCTTCAACATGAAATAGCTAGAATAAATAAATTAATTTCTACAGGAAATTATGCTGGATGGTTTTCTAATATGGTTGGAGGAATCGGATCTGAAAAAGAAGCACGGAAGAAAATAGCAGAAGCTGAACATTTATTACGGATAGAACAAGGTAGAATTACCGGTGCTCGATGGGCTGGTATGGCTATGAAAAGTGTAGAACAACAAAATAAATTGATAACTGAACAGATTGAAAATTTAACTGCAGCTATTAAAACAGGTGCTGCTTTTAAATCACCTATTCTTGATGCAAGTACTACTAATCATTCAACAAATAGTCATACTAGCAACCTGATCGCGGCAAACACAGACAATTTTGATAAGGATGCTAAAAATTTATCGGCGCACCCAATATATGGATATAGTAGTTTCTAGTGTTTAAAAGAACCAAAGCTAAGTTAAAAGAATTATGGAATGTAGATTCCATGATTGATTTAGTAGTGGATGCTTTTTTGTTATTATTTGATGTTATAACATCTCCTATATTAATCGTAGTTAGATTAATAAGACACTTTTTCAATAAATGGATAAGAGATTCTATATCCGGATCAATTAAATGGTTTGCACATAAAGTATTAAAAATTAAATGATTGAAATAATATTTTTTATGACGTTACCGATAGCACTCGGAATGATATTAGGTTCTTTAATTTATTTATTTTTAGAAGAACGGGAAGATATACGAAAAAATAAACCAGCTCGATCATCATTAAAAGATATGTTAAAAGAAATGGATAACTCTTTAGAAATGGATGTTTCTGAAGAAATGGCAGATTTAAAAAGAAGATTAAGTGGTAAATAGTGCATTGGGAGGATTTTGGTGTTACCTCCAAGACCTGAATGTTGAACTCCCGTTCTGAGCACCGGTCTACATGTTTCTGTCCGGCTAAGGACTAGGTCGCTAAACCCGAAACATTGCCTTATCCCCG